TTTAAAGAAGCTTCACAAGCTGTAGCTATTGGTACAGCTTCAGGACTTTCTCCAACACAATTAGAAAAACTAGGTACTGCAGCAAACAATGTTTCTAAAGCATTAGGTAGAGATTTAACAGATTCTTTTAATCGTTTAATACGAGGTGTCACAAAAGCAGAACCAGAACTATTAGATGAATTAGGTATTATACTAAGATTAGATGATGCAAGTAGAAAGTATAAAGAAGCCTTAGGTATATCAGGAAGAGAATTAACTCAATTTGAAAAATCACAAGCAGTTGCAAATGAAGTACTAGATCAAGCAGAAAGAAAATATGCGAAAATTAATCAAATATTAGAAACTAATCAAAGTGAAATTGCAAAATTTGGAAAAGCTTTTGACGATATAATGAATAGTGTAAAAACAGGAGTAGCAAAAATTGCAGAACCTGTAGCAAGCTTTCTTTCAAAAAATATAGGATCTACAATAGCAGTACTTGCTATATTTGCAACTGGAATATTAAAAAGTCTTTTACCTTCAATGACAGAAGCTACAAAAAATTTAGAGGAGCAAGCAAAAGCACAACAAAAACTAGCAGACAAACAAAGAGCAAAAGCAAAAGAAATGTTTGCTGATATGAAAAATTTAAAAAATAAGGAACAAAGACTACAAGCTGACTCTCAAGCAAAAATGAAAAGAATAGGAAAGGCGGCAGGATTAACTCCACAAGAAGGAAGAAGTGGAGCTGCAGAATACTTAGCAGGGAATGCTAAGTCACAGAGAGCAGCTAGAGCTGCAACAGGTAGGGCACTAAAGTCTGCTGAAATGCAACTTAAATCACATGCTAAAGTACAGACAGGCATTTTTGCTGGAATGACTAGAAAACAAGTTATGGCAGTTAGAAAAGCTTATGCTAATATGAATACTTCAACAGCTTCATGGGTAGCTAAAACAAAAGCATCTGTAGGAGGCGTGGGACTTTTCTTCAAAGCTACTGCAACAAAAATGAAGTCTGTATGGACAGGTACCATGCTTGCTATGACAAGAGCTACTCAATTGGGAGCAAGAGCAATGAATGCCGCAATGAAAGCAACCATGATACTAGGAATTATTTCTTTAGTATATGATATGGGTAAAGGAATTTATGATTGGTTTGCAAAAAAATTAGACCCCGCTGGTGCAGCAGCTAAGCAAAGAATGGACGATTTAAAAGAATCCGCAAAACAATTTGCAGAAACACAAGCAACTCTTAATAAAGAATTATCCACTATGGTAGAAATTTTTAGTGGAAAAACTGATAAAGGAGAAGATCTTATTTCAGGATTTGAAGAAAGAACAAAATATGCGGCAAACGCTGTTAACAGTGCTGATATAGCAGCAACCCTTAAAAAATTTAAAGAATTAACTGAATTACAACCAGGAGAAGAAAAAACAAAAGCGTATCAAGGATTAGCAGATACTTTTCAAAAGTTAGGTCAGTTAACAGGAGATTCTGCATTTTTAAAAGCCTCAAAAGATTTAATGAATGGTGGAGTTCTTGATGAAAAAGAAATAACCAAAGCACAAGAAAAATATAAAAAATTAGGAGCAGCAGTAAGTCAATATCAAGAAGCTCAAAAAGGTGCAAATACAGAAATAGCAGGAATTCTATCTTCTGTAGCAGGGACAGCAGGTCCTTACGGTAATTTAATTAAATTTTTAGATGCACAAGCACAAGCGGCGGCTGTTATGGCAGAAGGCACGGAAGCAGGAGCAGAGGCTTATAAACAACAAGCAGCAGAAATAAACGCAACTATAGATCTTTTAAAAGGATTACAAACTGAAGAAAGAAATATTGCACTAATTAGAAGTAAAAATGCAATAGCTTTAGCAAAATTAGGAATAGATCCAAGCAAACAATCAGCACGAGCACAGCAATTATTTGCAATAAGAGAACAAGAATTAACATTAAATCAAAAAGTCAATGCATTAAAAGCTATAGAGTATAATTTAAGTTTAGCCATAAAAAATGAATCAAAAGAAGAAATAGAGCTATTACAATCACAACTATCACAAGGATATGCAAATTTAGATTTAGAAATGACTAAATTAGATATTCTTAAACAACAAAATGATGAATATGTAATGATGGGGTATAATGCAAAAGCAGCTTTTGAAAGCGCAACATCTTCTGCAATAAAAGATCTTATAACTGGAGCAGAAGGAAGTTTTAGAGATTCAGTAGCTAAAATAGCTCAGGCAACTCTAGATAGCGTAGCAAAAAGTGTGGCAGATGCAATGACAGATGATTTAATGACTGCTATTTTTGGTAAGAAAATTTCTCCTCAAGGCAAAATTAAAGATGCTATGATGGAAGCAGCAGATTATCATGGAAAAGTTATAGCAAGTTCTATGGGTATGGATACAGAAGGAAATTCTACAGTAAGAGATATAGCAGGAACTTTAGCCTCTGGAGGAAATTCAGAAGGTGGAATGTTGGCAGATATAGCAGGTTTCTTTTCAAATTTATTTGGAGGAGGGACAGGAAATCCCATAGGAGATTTCTTTAGTAATTTATTTGGAGCAGCAAAAGGCGGAATTATACCAATGGCAAAAGGCGGTTTAATGAGTTATGCTACTGGAGGAATTGCAAAACAACCAACATATATGGTTGGAGAAGGAAAAAATGCAGAAGCAGTAGTTCCCTTACCAGACAATAGAAGTATACCTGTTACTATGACAAATGGTAGCGGACAAAAAAGTGTTACACAAAATCAAGTAAATATGACAATTAATGCAAACAATGGATCTTCACAAAAAGAATTTAGTACTGAACAGGCAGCAGCTTTAGGCGATGCAATGACTAAAGTTGTACAAGAAGAATTAATGAGACAACAACGTCCAGGTGGCTTACTAAGCCCTTATTAATAAATTATGGCATTTGGAATTTTACAATCAGATGGTTCAAATATAACAGGGTTTTCGGACGCTGTTCAACCAGATAAAGGATTTAATAGATCAACAGAAACAAATGTATTTACAACGAGTTTTGGCGATGGCTACGAACTTCGTATGGCAAATGGAATAAATAATTTAAAACAAACTTTAAATGTTAGTTTTTCAACTAGACCAAAAGCAGAAATCGATGATCTTGTAGCTTTTTTCGAAGGATTAGGAGGAGCATCTAAATTTAAATTCAATTTAGAAGATTCAAATGAATCAAGTTCTACTGAATCTATATTTTGTGTTTGTCAATCTTGGCAACAAACTTGGGCTTATGACGATTTTTATACTTTAAACTGTGTTTTTAGGAGAGTTTACGAAGCATGACGGAAAAATTAGTAGTAAAGGATTTACAAAAGTTAGATCCAGGATCAAAATACGTTATTTTATATGAAATAGAATTACCAAGCGGTAACTATGCATATTTTTCTGCTTATAATGATGATGATTTAACTAGCGTTCAATTTAGAGATTATTCTAGTCCTTCTACTATTAGAACTTATACACCACTACCTACTTTTGCTGACAAGTTTGAAGCAAGAGCAGACGGACCAAGTGCTCGTCCAAATTTAACAATATCAACTTTACCTGATAAAGATGGAACATATGTGTTCAAAAATTTATTAGGTAATATTGACTACGATAAATTGCTTGGCAAAAAATTAGTAAGAAGAAGAACATTAAAAAAATATTTATATGGAGAATCGAATGATAGTAATCCCCCAGTAGAATATCCTCGACAAGTTTTTGTCATTGATAGACTTGCAACGATTACGTCAGATACCGTAACTTTTGAATTATCCTCTCCTTTTGATATTACAGGAGTTCAAATTCCAAAAAGAACTATAATTCCTAACGCTTGTCCATGGATTTATCAAGGTGCAAGTGCGGACAAATCTCCTAGCAATAGAAATGGAGCGTGTGTTTGGCATGCTGAATCAAAAATTCTTAGAAATGGTAAGTTATATACTATATATGTTAATCAGGATGATTATTATATAGTTTCTGGTCATGATGTTATAGACTATGATAATTATGCGGCAGTTTCAGGAGCAACTTCTATACTAAAAGATACTTATGTAAGAGTTACTGCTCCAGAAGGGGTAGGAATATATAATTCTTCTGGAGTTCCTTACTATACGAATTCAAGTGGATCAGTAACTGTAACAGATGGAGGAAGTAATTACACTTTCACAGTTTATGCATATTTTCAAAGTACACGAACAGCTACAAAAACATCACTAGGAACTCCTTCAGACTCAAGTTCAAATTGGCAAAGAGTTTTGATTTATGGAGAATACTCAGATCATATTAGTAATAATTATAGAATACTAGGATCAACTGTAGATAATTATTGTTCTGTGCTTCAGGCAACTGTAAACTCGAGAAAAAGTGTATGGAAAGCTGTAGCAAGTCAAAATATAGCACAAGCAACAGGACATAGCTATACTGCTCCTGGATTTAATGATTTTTGGGAAAGAGCAGATGTATGCGGTAAACGATTAACTTCTTGTGCAAAACGATTTGGATTTAAACAAAGATCAGGGCACAGTGACACTTCAGGGAATAAGCCTTCAAGTAGTACTGATACAACAAAAACATTACCATTTGGAGGGTTTCCAGGATCGAAGCGTTACAAGTAAATTTTGAAAAAATATGGGAGCATATAGAAAAATGTGTTCCATTTGAGGCGTGTGGAGTTTTAACAGAAGAAAATGAGTGGATTCCTTGTAAAAATGTCTCAAAAGAAAAAGATAGTTTTTTATTTGATGAATTAGAATGGTTAAAACTATCAATTACAAAAAATATTAAAGCAATAGTTCATAGTCATGTTAATGTTGAAGTAGAAGCTAGTAAAGGAGATATAGACTATTGTAAAGCAATTAGGATACCATTTGTTATTATACAGTATCCTACAAAAGAAGTATATTATTTAAATTATGAATAAAAAAGTATTATTAATGGGAGAAATGGGAGAAAAATTCGGAAAAGAATGGAACGTCTCCTATTCTAGCATAAGAGATTTATTTCAACTGATAGACTGTCAGAGGGATGGATTTCGTCAATACTTATTAGATAGTCATACAAAAGGAATAGGTTTTACAATAAAGAAAGGAGAGGAGTTTTTATCAGAAGAAGAACTATTACTAAATAATATAGTAGATAAAGACACTTTAGTTATAACCCCAGTACCTGCAGGTGCTGGTGGACTAGGAAAAATTTTAGCAGCAGTAGCATTACTAGCTATGATTGTTTTAGGCCCTGCAGCTGTTATTGCTGGAGTAGGACAAGCTCTTTCTACTGTAGGAGGAGCAATTGTTCAAGGAGCACAAGCAGTTGGGAGTGCAGTATCTACAGCGGCAGGTAATGTAGCAAACTT